TAAAGCATTAAAACCGATGTATGCACAATTGCCTGGAAAAGCATAAGCAGGGGTAGAATTATGAGGTGTTCCACCACCAACCTGCGCAATGATCTCAAGCGGCATAGAAGCAGCCTCCCCAGCAAAACCACCGTCAAACTGAATATCTGTGACAGATGCTGGTTGCCAAACTGCAGGCGGGATAGGTTCATTACCAAGTGATTTAGTGAGGTTTGGAAGTGCGTTGAGTTGCTGGGTTGTTGAACCAGCTATATCAATATTGTTGGCCCCACCACCAGTGAGATCGGTATATTGTATGCCATAGGGCAAATTCTCAGTGGCAGTATTGGTGTTATAAGAATCTTTGGGTAAGACAATCATTCCAGTATAAACAACGCCTGGTACAGACGTGGGCGCTATGTCAGCCCAGGCACGCAACTGCAAGGAAATTGGACGCGCCGAAGCCACAGCCGAATTGAGTGATGTAGCATTAGCCGCCGGGCTCCAACCAGTGGACGCATAAGTTACTAATCTCGTGTTAGATGTATAAGCGCTGGTGTTTGTACCAATAAAATTGTTGAAGTTGGGCAGTGCAATAATGTAACCACTACCATCCGCATTAAGAGTAAACTGACCATTATAATATGCAACGCCAACAGATGTGCCACTAAACGTGCCAAATCCCAATGCCGGTGCGGCATTACGAAAAGGGTTACTAATATGACGATGTAATTGTGACATTATAGTAGAATCTTTAAACCCTGTCTTTTGATTGGAAAATTTTTTAATGAGATTTGGCAATGCACCTTCGATCATGGGCACAATCTTGGAAGAGAAGAAACCTTCGTTTTCGGGTTTTTTTAATGTTTTTAATTTCTTTTTTGGCTTCCTTCCCGATTTTCTTCTCATCCTTGACGGCCGCTCTGATCTCGGCCTTGATGCCCTTATTGTCCATTGTGTTACCAGTGGTGGTGTGTGCTTTTTTGTTTCGGAGTTTACCACTAATTGACCATTCATAGCCCCTCGGATATACACGGCCCTCACAACCATAACTACCCCAAAAAGCATCTTTATTGTAGCACCAAGACTTACTTTGAGTATCCCTGTCCATGAGAAGATAAGACAACGGGTTATCAAGCTCATCGCCAAGTTTCATCATGGATAGCTTCTGCTCAAATATCTTTTGCCGACCTTGATCCCAGTCGTAAATTAATGATAAAGCTCCCCATGTGTCAATGGTTGCATTACAGGGTGTATACTGCATCTTCCACTCCTCAAACTTATTTCTATATGCTTCGGCCCCATAGGTGAGCTGAAGTAACCTTTCTAAATAAGCGCGAAGGGGAGGCACAGCAAAACATGCATTCCACAACCCCAAAGCAGAACCGCGAACAAGAGCGAGTGGATCTACGCCTGTGGGGGGGCTAATGAAATAACCGAGCTTGGCTATAACCCTACCCGGTTTTGGAGCCATCGTCCAACCCTCAGCCACAGGATAAAATCGGTTCGAACAATATTCAGCAAACTCGAGTGAGATACGATGTATGGCCTTGGCCTGAAAACCAAATTTCCGCATATATCCCTTAAAGTTGATAGCGACTCCAATGTACTTCATAATCATATCATCACCACAAAGTATCATGACAACAATCACCAAAGCCGTATGTGTACTGACGTCATAATCAACAACAACAATGAATAAGTGCATGCACCCGTTCCAAATCGAATTGCCCAAATAAGTGATTCCCGTTCCAGACTGTCGTTGATCAACGCCACCATAACTAATGCCGTGAGCAGTGGTACCACGAACCATTATTGATTGATCCATGAGATCAGTACACAATTTGGGTGCATGCAAACGTTTCATCATCCATGCCTCTAGTTTCAAAAAAGTCTCATGCAGACAACGGTCGAACCAATCAATGTCATCCTCAACTAACCTCCCCGGCTGTTTATCAAACCAAGTGGCCAGTGGTTGGGCCTCAATTCCGCTGGACAAAATAAGCGGGAAAGGGGGTTTCCAAAGGGCCTTGATTTGCTGTTGGAGTCCAACAACGGTGGGTGCTGTGCCAATTGTATAATGTTCATCCTTTGCCGAGATATTGCGTGGTGCTTTTTCAACCTCACCCATAAGACCACTGTACAAATTGTTTTCGGTTTTAACAAAAGCTTTTGTTTTTAACCATTTTTTCCGGTGTTCAGGCGGCAACCCATTGTCGTACGTAATCCCTAACCTGGCAAAATCCGACAAAGCCTCACGTAAACGCGCCTTCATGGACGGTGTTGCGTTAGAAACTTCGATGTATTTTTCAGGTGACATTGAATGGACCTGTGTTAATCCCGGAAAAATCTTGTTGAAATTGCACTTAAACCACTTGGCGAACCGAGAGCAAAAAATCGGATCTTTGTCAGGTCGCTTAGAAGTAACACGACATCTGATAGATTTGAGCTCATTGTCTTTAACTGAAGGATAATAAACAGGACG